CGTTCCCACTCTTTTTACTATCAGCGAAATAGTTTTCGTCCACTACAACCTCAGTCACATAATGTTTTTTACCGTCGTTATCATCCCATGTACGGGTTTGCATACGTCCAACAATTGCGACCTGCTGGCCTTTTGCAAAATATTTAGCTATAAATTCAGCCGTTTTAGCCCATGCTTGGCAATTAATAAAGTCTGCTTGTGGCTGTCCTTCTTTTGCCATTTTACGGTTTACTGCTAAAGTAAATGTTGCTACCGCCGTGTTGTTGCCGCTTGTATATTTCAGCTCAACATCTTTAGTTAAGCGGCCCATTAAAATTACTTTATTCATTCTGTTTCACTCCATCCTTAATAAATTTTTTAAACTGTTCTAGCATTAAATCACACGATTCAGATTTATCAACAAACTTCAATTCAAGTTGAAACTTATTTGACCAGGTTGCTAAGAAACCTTTCAAATCCTTTGGTGACATTCTGCTACGGTACTCGTGCCGTTCTAACTGACTTTGTGTAGCTTCGACCATTAAGATTACCTTGCAACCTTTTGACCTCTCAAATTCCCTTTTAAAGCGTTCACGACCGACTGTAAAATTTCCGATTATTTCATCAAGAGAACCTTTGCGCTCGATTACAATTTTATTTTCATAGCTGACACCATTCCGCTCAAAACTGTAATCACCGTAATTGAGCTTTTTGAGCCGATACGAGATATTTAATTCATCAAGCCTAGTAAGTATATGTTGATTAACTTTTTCTCTCGTATCGACCAAAATTACCGCTTTCATAGGCTTGTATAGTCCAGTATTTCAGTGAGTATCTTGGTTGATTTGCAATAATCGCAATGTTCACACCGTGTCGGCTCAATCAATCCTTTTTTAATATCATCAAACCGTTTTACGTTATCCGTAACAATCTCTAAACAATAATCCAATCTGTTCTGCGGAATAGCTATAATGGCTAAGTCGGGTTCTTTCTCTTTGGTAGCACCGGCAATATAAAACGGTAAGCTATCTCCTTCTACAAACTGGTATATAGCAGCTTGAATATCATAACCCCATGCTTCAACGAATGATAATTGCAATCCATCTTTCCAAATCGGTTGGAAATCTCTCATAACTTTTAAATCAACAATTTTATTACCTGTGTGGTAACTATCCATTTTAATTTTGAATGGTACTCCAAATATCTCACCTGTCTTAATAACTTGCTTTTCTCCACTCATAAACTGTTGAAATAATTCATCACGTTCTAATCTTTGAATTATGTACTCAGCTTGCCTATACTCGGACTTCAACTCACCTTTTTGAGTAAATATGGCTGGATTTTTTGCTTTGAATATGTCTAACGTTCCCTCGTAATGCGAATCAACATAACTTCCAACTAACAATGCGGCTGTTTTCTCTCGCTCAAACTCGCCCTTAATCTCTGCAAGTGCCATTGCTTCACAGTTCATAAATGACTTGAATTGAGAACTGCCCATGTATTTCATATTATTCTCTTGACTAAAATAATTCTCTGCTGTTAACATTTAATTTTCCACCTTTCCAGCTTCATTGGCCTTGGTTGCACATATCGGGCAAAGTGACCGACCATATTTAGTATAAGTGTGCTTTGCTATCTGTTCCGCTGTTCTTCCCTCAACACCATTTATTGTTAATTTGCAATCAGCACAGATGGTTGGTACAGCCTCTTGTGAGGTTGGTATTTTCGGTCTAATCCGCAGCGCTTCGACTACATCACCAAACGCTTTAATTTTATCTACAAACAATTGAATTTTTTTCCCCGACCACTCCTCTATATATGGAGTCTTATAAAGCTTTTCGATTACTTTGGCGTTGGTTGCATTTATTATCATGGGTTTTTGAGGTTCAACAAAAATCGCAATCATACATTCTTCTTTTTTGCCGTCCGGATTTTGAACCATTTCATTTTTTACAGTTTTAATTGTGAGAATCATATCTTTACCGGGTTCAAGTGAGTAAGCCCCTAAATAGTCGGGGTTATGCAAACGTTTCCAATGTGTCTGTGACATTTCTGTTCCTCCTCATATTTTTATTTGTAGGAATCATTACAGCATCATCTTTACTCCAACCTCTTAATATTCTAGCTTCTACTGTAACTGGATTTATTTTATATATTTCACACCATTCAGCCTTTGGTTTTGTAATACCATCAATTTCAATGTATATAGTTGACCTTTTGTTATTGCTTTGAGATTTCATATCAGTCCATTTACAATTTGAAGGTTCGTAATTGCCATCATTATTTTTTCTATCGATAGTAAGCCCTTGCTTGTATCCATTAACTATTGCCCAGTTTCGAAACGCTTCAAAGCTGTTTTGCCATTCATCACAAACCTTTATTCCTCTGATACCATAATACTGATAATCGGGTAGATTGGGATTAGAACATCTATCCCTAATCCCTCTCCAAATTCTATAAATTGAAGTTCCATATGCTCCATGAGTTATATTGCTCATAACTCAGTTACCTCCAATTCACTGTCATTAGTGGTACGTGTCGCAATAAACTGTAATCCTTTCTCTTTGCACTTAGTGTACAATTTCAAGCGGTTATCATCTGCCAACTTTTCAGCACCATCTATTAAAATAATTTGTAATGCATTAGGCTTAGATATTGCTACATCTACACATAAGTCAAGTTGTTCACCTTCTGACAAGTTCGATATTGGAAGTCCATTTATTAGTGGAATACCATTTTCAACCGTAAGCCCCTTAACTGGTATTGTGGCTGTCTTTAATATCTGTGAAGGTAATTCCCTTGCCAACTCTATTTTCCTTGTCAATTCCTCGGATTTGGTGGTTAACGTGTCCATTTCGGATTGCATATTAACCATGCGGTTGTATTCGTTCAAATGTTTCTTCATGGTTTCGGCCGTATTAATTTCATCATTCAACTCGGTTGTATCGGTTGGAACTTTGCCAGCATATTTGTTAGCGGTTTGAACATCACCATCTAACTTTGCAACCTTTGTTTCATACTCGGAAATTGCTATTTTTTTCTTATCCTCTAACTTACTTGCTAATCCTTTTAGCTTATCCTCAGCCGCTATGATCTCGGCTTTCATTCTCTCAATATTTTTGGTTAATCCTTCTTTTTCAGATGCAATTGCTTTTTCCTCAGAAGATATTGAAATTTCCTTTTCAGCTTCATATCCTCGAACCTTATTGTCGTAACTGTCCTTAAATACTTTTGCTCTCTGAATTTCGCTGTTGCTAGTGGTAATAGTTTGAAGTTCCTTGTACTTTGTTCCTAGATCGTAACTATCCCATTTTTTAGTATCATAGTTAGCTGGAATATCTTTGGCTATGTCCTCGATAAAAGCCTTTTTAGTTCGAATATCTCGGTTTAAATCCTGCCTGTCTTGAAAGTACTGTCCTTTTTCGGCTTGAATATCGTTCAGTACTTGCAATATGTTCTGCTGGTAGTCAATGCCTTGTGGAATCTCGCCAAACCACTCTTTAATAGTGTTCAAATCCCAATCAAATACGATTAAGTCAAGAATGATTCTGTTTTGTTCCTGTCTGCTCATATGAGTAAATTCAACCGGGTTTAGCTGCATTGGCGTGAATATTTGCGACAAGAAACTTTCGGGTTTAGCAACATCTTTTCCATTCTCCTTAATACTCTTGTAGTCGGCCTGTGTCGTGCGTTTCTTACGGTCAATACTAAGCCCTGTATCGGTTTCAATTAATATTTCACCCTCTGTTTCGCCGCTACGAACTATATAATCACGATTGCTATTATTGGTTAATGCGTACCTAATCGCATCAATAATGCTGGATTTTCCCGAACCGTTAGTACCTGTTATTTCTACGCTCTTACCGTTTAATTGCTTTTCTTTTATTCCAAACAAATTTTTGATTACAATTTTAACTGATCTCATTTTTCTATCTCCTTTTCAATTTTAAATTCACACATATTTTGCCGATATTTCAATTTGCATCTATCAAATCTAATGCAATTTGTAGTAGTACATTTGATTGGTACTGGATTGCCTAGAGTATCATGTAGTTGCATTTAGGCACCCTCTAAAAATTCAATACGTTTCTTTAACTCTCGAATTTCTTTACGACGCAATTCATCTAGTAAAATCCAGCCTTGATTGCCTTCTTCTAGTTCCATGATGGTTTTCTTAAGTCCGTCTATGTGTCTACCAACTTCGTCCATCAAGTCCTGTACGTCCTGCCAATCAAAGTTTTTCTTAGGTTCGTCTAGTTTTACAATCGGCTCACTCATTGTTGACCTCACTTTCTTTTATCAAATTGGTTTTATAAAGTTTGCAAGCAATCACATTATCGTTTCCAAGTCCATCTCCAAATGTAGTGTCTTTAATCTCCATTTCAGTAAAGCAAGTTGGAACATTACGTTTGCAGGTGTCACACAAATTGATTTTAGTATCCATCTTTACATTTCCACCCTCTCGTGATATATTTTGTTTAGATTGTTTTGTTTAGTACCTCTGGAAAGGTACTTTTTTTATTTGTTTCTCATTACTTGTAATATTCGAACACTATCCTCAAATTTTAATAATATTGGTGTGTTTTCTCCTCTGTACTCAATTATGCAAGGGTTATTCATGCATCTGATATCAATGCTTTTCAAAGCAGAGGCAAGCTTTTCGTTATCAATAAATATCTTTGATACAACTTCTTTCGTTTCTAAGTCAGAAACTATTTTGTCAGTATCTAACCATTTAATCTGAGGTTGTTTATATCCAACTGAGCGATCTCCAACAACAATGTTACAGAACTCATTTTCTAAAGATATTTCAATATAATCTGCTTTTGCTCCAACTGGTAAATATGGCTTTATGTAAGCCGAAAAGCTTTCGTCAATCTGTAATAATGGTGCAAATTCAATTGACAACATAAATCCGTCTAATGCTGATGCTTTCATTTTGTTTGTTTCTTTGTCAAAGTCCAAACGAATCCATTGTAACTGCGGTCTTTCGTCATTTTTAGATATAAAGCTTTTAGTAGCCCTTATAATCCGTTTCATTTCAAATGTTTCAATTATCGCTTTCATATTCACCCCACCCTATCAAATTTACTTGCATTGTTTATTTTCTTGTAGTTCTTGCCGTACACTTCAACTTGAGGCTGTACGGCTTTTACTTTATTGCTTACTTTTTTCTTAGGGCTGTAGTTATCAGTAACCCATTCAATCAAACTGAGACCAATTATTCCAACTGCCGCTCCTGCTAAAAACACAAATGCTAGGAAGTAATAATCATCCATTTATTAGCCCTTTCTGCATTCAGCGCAAACATGTTTACCTTTGAACTCTGCCACATCTGTTAAACTGTCGCAAAAGATACAACCAGGGGTATACTTTCTTAAAATAATATTATCTCCATAGGTAAAAATCTCCATTGGTGTACCGTCTGTTATCCCGTTAGTCCTGCAAATTTCTTTTGGTATTACAATCCTGTTTAAAATATCTGCCTTGCGTACTATGCCTGTTGCTCTCATAATTTTGTTTCCTCCTCGATTTTATTTTTTATTTCACGATTCCAACATTTAACACAGTCGCTATCAACTAATTTGCAATTTGATTCTTTTTCTAGTCTCATATAACATGGACAATCAGTATAAACTATTTGCCTGTCTGAAAATCCAGGTTCTAACTCCCTTGCCTTCTCTAAATAAGTCAAACCCTATCCCTCCTTTTCTCCCCAACCCTGTAAACTTGCTTCCAACCGTTTCTACATGCATGCCGTTCGTAATCGTCAACCTCGTTAAACGTCTTGCTAACTGGCTTAATTTCAAATTGCTTTTTATGTAGAAATGCTGACATGTGTTTAACTGATTATTTGACAAATGCTGACGTTTTTGCTGACACGATTCATCCACCTCCTAACAATTTGATACTGCTTGCATTGAGTATAATTCTTGTTACAATAGTTGCTGATATGTAATACTGCATCACCGTGAAATTTATCGCGTTCTAATCCGCATTGACAATTGATTACGCTTTTTGTACAACCTATGCAGCATGGGCAATCAATACCTTTTAGCATGGTGTATCACTCCTTTTAAAGACTTAATAGATAATCTAAAATTGCATGTTCCACGTCTGTCTTGCACTGTTTAAGAGTTGTTTCTTTATCGCTAGTTTTTCTTTGGTAATACAATGATTGTGTTAACCACGTAATAGTCATTCCTTCTCTGTAGGCTTGTACGATTTGTTTCTCCGAGTGAATCTCGGCGTACTTTTTCATGGCGTATCACTCCTATTGTTCCATTCTTCCTCAGCATCTTTATATTCGTAGTGGAATCCACCACTACAACCACATTTAGTACATTGGATATGGTATGGGTCACCACCACTATCAGGATCGTAAAATGTTGGCTTCCAATTTTCTTCACCACCAATTACTTCTGGATTACCTCCACAAAATGGGCAAGATTTCAATTCTTCCATATAATTACTCCTTCCTATGCTACATATTTGATTGTGTATTCCTTTACAATCGCTGCGTATATTTCTTTTAGTTTTGGGTCTGCTTCAATAATGTCCATCCTGTTTGCTTTAAGTATTGCTGATTTACTTGCACCTTCGAGTTTCATTCGGTCACATTGATTATTTAATCTGCGGAATAAATCAACATGTGCTCGTTCTTCAAGTAACTTGTAACTCTCTGACCGTAATTCTTGATATTGTTTATTTCCAATAGCTTGTACAATTTTATTGAACATTCGATTGATATCTTCACGCCAATTGTCGGGAGTCGAGATTACTGTGTCCTTAATGGTTTGAGTGGTTAATTGTAACGAATTAACTTGTTGCTTCATTTCTTTCATTGACTGAGCTTTCACTATAATTAGGTCTTCGATTGATTGAGGTTTGTCCTGCTTCATTGCTAATTCAATTAGCTTTGCTCTTATTACTGCATCATATCTAGCTGCTAATTGGAGAACACCTTCTTTTGTTAATATGTAGTATGGAATTGTTCTCCCGGTTGAATCTTGCCTTTCACTCAATACAAATTTGTATTCAGTCTCTAGCCCTTCGGTTTCTAGCTTTTTAGCTTCATCCCTTACATCTCTCATAATGATAAAATGTTCTTTTCCTGTTACCTCTGCAATTTCCATTGAAGTCATTTGGTTTATTGCTGTTAAATTGTTCAACTGTTCGCCTCCTTCCTAACTAATTAATTTTGAAATTGGTGTTTCTGTTGCTTTTGCTATTTTTTTTAGCATTTTCATTGATGGGTCTCTAGTCCCATTTTCTAATTGACATAGATATGGTTGGGAAACTCCAATTAATTCAGCAAATTCATACTGTGACATTTTCTTTTTTTCTCTTAAAACCCTTAATTTATCCGTGTTAATCACCTCCCTACAATTAATAGTTTATATTATTACATTGCATTTTGCAATATCTAAATCTACTAATATATTGCAAAATGCAATGATTTATCGATATTATATAACTGATGCAACATTTTTTTAATAAATGCTTGCAATTGCTTTGAATCTCATGTAAAATTGATTGCGGTTAGCAATAAAACATTATGAGGTGAAAGAAAAATGGATATCGGAAAGAGAATTACAGAATTAAGATTATTAAATGAAATGAAAACAGTTACCGCACTTGCTAAAAAGTCAGGTCTGTCACAACCTTATTTAAGTCAAATAGAAAAAGGTGAAAGAAATTGCCCAATAGAAACACTTGAAATTATATGTAGAGCCTTAAATGTAACTTTAGAGATATTTTTTAGAAATGAAGAAATAACCAAAAAGAATTTAAACTACATCAAACTAATCAAAAAAGCCGAAAATCTAGGATTCTCAGCTTCTACTTTGAATGATATTATTGAAAGTCTAGGCAAGGCAACTAAAAAGGAATAGTAATGCTTTCTGCTTTAGGGTTTATACAACTGTCGTTTATGTACAATTTGTTTTCTATTTTGATTTCACATACGTAGTTATACTCTTCTGGCAATTCAATATGTACTATTTCCATTTTATTGTCCCCCTTTGAGTTTGTACCTATATATTAGAACAATTGTTCTGAGTTGTAAAGAAAAACAAGTTGACAAAATAATAGAGTTTCGACACGATTTGACATGTTTGCCTTATATATGATTCGTGACAAGTTTTAAATTTCCTAGGTATAAATCATGTTTTTTAATAAATACATAAGGAGTGAGTTTTATGATCGTATGCGTAAATCAGCAAAAAGGTGGTTCAGCCAAGACTACCACTACTAGAGAATTAGGATATCTAGCTTCATTAGATGGTAAAAAAACATTACTAATTGACCTGGACCCTCAATTTTCTTTATCTAAATCATTTGGTTTAGCTAAAGATGATGTAAAGGGCCGGAATATTTATAATGTGTTTATGGAGGATATTGAGCCACAAGATGCAATTGTTCAGACCAAGTATAAAAATTTATATCTGCTACCAGCCTCAAAGGATTTATCTATGTTAGATGTAGACCTCGCTATTAAATACGGAACTAAGATGTTAACTAATAATCTTAGAAGGTTGCTAGAACCAATTAGAGACACTTTTGATTTAATCCTAATAGATACATTACCAAGTTTAGGAATGACAGCCTTAAACGCTCTGTGCGTGTCTGATTGGATTTTGATTCCATGTATTCCCGAAGAAGCGTGTTTAGAACAATTGGACGATTTACTAGAAGTGTGTCGCAAGATTAAAATAAACTTGAATACCTCACTAAAATATATAGGAATCTTGCCTGTAATGGTAAATAAAGTAACAACACACCACAGACAAGGGTTAAAAGCTCTACGTGACATTTACAGTAAACAATATAAGATTAGAATACTTGATTGGCAAATAAATAGCTGTACTGTATTTAGGGATTCTGTAGCGTTGAAAGAACCAGCATCAGCGTTATATTATGAAATGCCAGTGTTAGAGTATCAGAAAGTATATAAACAAATGAAGGAGATAGTAGGATTATGAAGCCTAAAGTAGATTTAAGCAATAATGCAAGCAAAAGACAAGGCCCATTAGATAGTTTACTAGAAGGTGATATCTCTAACGATACCAATAGTGATATCACACAAGATATCAGTGATACCAATGATATCACTATAGAGGTTAATAATGATTATGAAACAGCTAAATCAACTATAATATTAAGGTTGAAACCATCTACAGTTAATGCACTAGATGAAATAGCATACAAGGCAAGAAAATCAAGAAATTACATAGCACAGAAATTATTAGATCAAGCAATTAGTAAAGTTAAGATAAAAACAAAGGAGTGATTAACTTGGACAAACTAAAATGTCCTGCATGTGGTACTGAACTAACTTTAGAAACTGGATATACTGGTTGTGATTGGAATTGTAAGGCTGGTATGGATTCGGGTTTTGGATACCAGATAGATTTAGTTTGTAAGGGTTGCGGTAGGGTTTATACTTTAGGACACACCAAGAATATTGGAGATTTTTCAGAACCTATTGACAAATATAGATGTTTTAAATAGGCTTTAAGGTTTTAATCTACCCGATAAGGGAGAAGGAAATTAGCAGATTTTCCCTTGAACTACAGGGGAATTTCTACTAATCTACCCGACTTTTTCGTGAGGTTTCTTATTGACCACATATTCAATATATTTTGTGGAATGCTCTCTCAATATGTTTCTACTGGTTTCCTCAAAACATATCATTGTTACCAGGTCTGCCGTTACAACATCAAGCATTATTCCAGCTTTCGCTACAGGACGGTTTGATATCATCTGGACTTGTGTCTGCTAAAAACACAAAGAACCGCTATCCTGTTTCCAGCGGCTCCCCAATATTGCTACATATTACGGCGGTCATAACAACCAATTATGTTTATTTAAAGTGATTCATCCATCTAACTCACTCGCTGATTTTTAGGTAATTTTAATTAAACCCTTGACACCTATAATTTTTTTATGTACAATAACAGACATAGGAATACCCGATTGGTGTTAGGGAATCAACTTTCTGAAACGTGAGTCGAAGCACTTTCAGACAAAGCAATATTCAATTAAATATAATTCTACAATATTTTGTGTAGAAAGTCAATTTTAAAGTAAAGTTATCCACAATGGGTAGCTTTTTTACTTGCATAAAATAATAACTATTGTAAATCATTACAAAAAAGTATAAGATTTTAGTTAAATATGTTTTAGGAGGATTTTTATGAAAAAATATTTCAACAAGCAAACTTTTACAGCTTTTATTTTAGGCGCAATCTTATTTACCTCAGTTGGGGTTTTTGCCGAAACGCAGAATATCACGCTTAACCCTTATCCTGTCCTCATTAATGGCACTGTCTCAACGGTGGGTGCATACAACATTGATGGATATACTTATCTAAAGCTCGCAGATATGCGGCAAACTGGATTAAAAGTTGTTTTCAATGAAACAGATAGTAAGATTGAAATTACTTCAACCTCTGCTGAAAGTACGATTACCGTACCAACTCCCGAGCCTACTACACCATCGCAAACAACGCCGAGCCAAGAAACGGCACAGCCAACTGAAACCACACCAGAACCAGAACCAGCGCCCGACCTTACAGTATATAATGCAAAACTAGATTTATTAACAGAAACATATAACCAAGATATAAAAGAAATAACATCTGACGCACAAGAAAAAGCAAGTCAATTGTCACAGGATTTCTATAAAAAATATCCAAATGCAAAACGGGAGGATTCAGTCAACGGGGGTCATCTGTTTAAACTTTTAGACGAGAATATAGATATAGTTAATAAAAAAGCAGAAGAACAAAAAACTTTACGCACAAAGGCTTACGATGTAGAAGTCACAGTATTAAAACAACAATACGGAATAGATTGAGACATAAAAATCTAACCAAATGGGTATTAAGGGCGAAACTTAGGTGGTCGCTCTTTTTGTTGCAGAAATATGTTGACAATATATAGAAAAGTCTATATAATTAATAGTAGATAGTATAAGTCAAAAGAGAGGATGGTGTAAAGGATGATTACAAAAGGATCAAGAGTTGAATTGGTTGCTGATTCTGAATTAGTAGACGCAATAGGCGGTAAAAAATTAAAAGTAAGTTCTAAAAATCCATGTAAAGGAACTGTTAGAGCAACTAGGTATAGAAAATATGGCAACACAACTGTAAAGCTTGTAACATTTTGCCCTGACATTTGCCCGGACAATGGATATGAATTTAGCTTAAAAAATTTCAGAGAAATCAAGGAAGGTTAATTCAAATAATAAGTCGATTACGCACGAAAGGAAGGATTAAAGTTATGAAAACAGAAAAGGTAAGCAACCTTAAAAAGGCAATTTTTACACTGCTTTATGACCAGTATGATGTTCCTGATATAGAGTTAGATTGCAGTGATAGCACCTATGTCGATTATATTATAGGGGCGTTGATAGAAACAAATGAACGCAGATGCCCTTTCAAAAATTATGACTGTATAGGACATTGCAAGGTAAACCAAATTGGTTGTACAGAAGGCTTGGATGTTGACTGCAATAGAGAGTTAGAAGATATATGGAAAGAATTTATAGAAATAGAAACACCAAAAGACACCGTTGAATCAAAAGAACATTGGTTCAGTATGGATGAGTGTATTAAAAAGAATCCTGATGTTGATGTTATTGAATGATTCATAGTTCAAATAGAAAGTGAGGTTGAGAAGATGGCTAAAAGGACTATAGAGAATTGCAGCATAATAAAAAATGCAATAAAAAATGACATTGGAAGTTGTGGCACAGAAAAAGGTAAATGTTTAGGATATGCTAATAGTGGTGAAGAACCTCATGAAACTTGCCAAGAGTGTAAGCTACATATTTACTACGATGATACCCATTTGTGATACAAATATATCCCGTAAAGGACGGTGAAATATTGGCTAAAAAAAACGAAAATCAATTTAACTTATATATTAGCCCTGAAATACAACAAATGGCACGAGAACAGGCAGCTGAATTAAGTTTAAAACCTAGTGAATATACTTCTATGTTGTATAAACTAAACTTAGCTGAGCTGGTCAAAAAAGCTGTTGAGAAGGAGAAGAAGAAATGAAATTATGTAATTTTTGTGGAAATGAATTTATAACTAGCAATGAGGATTTTGCATATTGTGGCTGCTGCGAAGATGAAATGCAAATTTTTAATACATCAGAATCGGGCTGTACCGCACGTGATGTTTTGGATTTTTACGGTAAAATTAGTTGGGATTTACCCCAAAAACTAAAAGTAATTCAAGCTATATTAGAAACGTGTGATTGTGATAGTGACAAACTTGTTGCAATCAGAGAAATCATTTATTCTAAAGAAGGTAAAAATGGATGATACAAACTAATCAAATTGAACACGATAAAAAGTTAGCACACGACATAGCAATGGTTTTGACGAGTAAATTGAGTAACTCTGAGCCGTTACCATTAGATTTAGTTGGTTGGTACAATGTGGCTATTGAGAAGTTGAAGGAAGGTGAAAAGGGATGAAAGCAATAATAACAAGAGAAGAATTAAAAGCTAGAGTGTGTAAAATGCGCGATCTATCAAGTGAGGAATTTGATAAAAAATGGAAAATTGTTGACTGCGACTGTGGAGAAGAAGTTTGCAATGGGTTTAGGCTAGCGGATATAGATGAAGAAGAAAATACAATATGTGTGAGAATGGAAGTAAAGGAATAAAAGCCAAGGCTACCCTATGAAGGATAGCCTTTAATCCTGTTTATTTCTGATTTAATTTAACCGCAAAGAAAAAAGATACTGCCATTGTAACCATCGGCACAACTTCTTTTGCATCTAATTTACCAACCGCTACAAATCCAATTAGTGAACCGATTAGAGCAAATGTAACGATTGTTTTTACATCTATTAATTTAGCAAATTTTTCTTTCATCTCATTCCCCCCTTAATATATTTAGCCATTTTAATAATCAGTGCTTCAAAACTAGGATCTATATTTCTCTTTTTAAGCCAAAACGAAGCTGGTGTGTCAACCTTTTCTGCAACAATTTTTATAGCCTGTTCGTACGTCATTGGTTCAACCATAGCCGTCTTAATTAACGGTATAAAATTCTTTTCGGCTACAGCTCTGGTATTTCCGCCGAAAAACTTTGTTCCAGGACAAGATTTGTTTTTTACCCAACAATGATAGGGTAAGGATACTGTTGATGGTGTAATGCTAAACTTTATACACAGCAAGGCATTGAGTAAAATAATACTTTTCTTTTGTTCCTCAGTCATAACATCACTGTCAAAATTGCCGACATGTTCTAACGTGATAGCATTGGTATTTTGTTTGCCAAGAAACCCGCCTCCATCTTTTGTAAGTGGACGGCCAACACAAATAGTCCCATCTGGAAATGTTGAAAAATGTTGTGCTACCTCAGACATTTTTACCGTATTGACATGGTAATTTTCCATGCCTTTCATTAGTTCAAAATGGTTGTTTTTAAAGTCTTTATATGATGGACTTGATGTATGATGCTGTTGGATTGTTTTAAATATTTTGCAGCCTTTTAAGCTTTCTATGTAAGGTTTGAGTTCAGCACAATTCAGCAATATAAATTTACCGTCTTGTTTCATTTAATCATCTACTTTCCTGCTAATTTGCCAATAAAAAAAGCAACTACGGCTGTAATTGCTACTGTTATTATTGTTGTAACTATCAAATCCCATCTCTTGCTAGGCTTGTCGGTTAATTCTTTTATTGAATCTTGTAAATCTTTCATTCCAATTTTTAAATCCTTTTGAGTTTCTTTAATATTATCTAGTTTTTCAGATACAATTCCGTTTGTTAATTCTATATTGTTTAGCCTAGAAAATATTTCTTTTTGGTTGATTTCTAAAGTAGACAACCTTTTTTCAGTGTTTTCATCCATAATTATACCTCTCTTTTTTTAGGCGGTTTTGGTGGTTTTGGTGGTTTTGGAGGCTTAGGTGGTTTAGATGAAGTTGTTGTTTTTTTAGTAGTCATTATTTATCACCTCGATTCGCATTATCGTTAATATTGGTGTTTTCGTTAGAAATTGTATATGGATATCCGTAAATGCTGTGGATTCCGTATGCTATACAGCTTGCAAACATTAATGTTATTAAGGTTACTGCTACAATAAAAGCTACAACGATTGTTTTATACTCGGTTAATTTCTTATTTTTCTCAATTGCTAATTCCTTTACCGTATTACTTAGTTCGTTGATAGTCTCTAAATATCTGCTGTCATCCATAGATGCACCCACTTTACTTTAGTATTTAGGTGCGATATAATATTAAACGTTCCTCAGTCGCACCGTAGATTCTGGGGAATGTAAAAAGCCGCTTAGGATTCGTAGTCCTTTGCGGCTTTTTTATAACTTATTTATTGTAAAATAAAAGACCGTTGGAATTTTATATCCTTCGGTCTGATATATTAAATTAATTTAATATGCTTTAAACCATATACCACCTGTACCGTCGTAGTTTCTGCCGTATGTAAGTAATGGCTTTGTATCATCTACTTTAACTAAAAATGCCACCCAACCTTCGCTAGAAGCACTCTCATATAAGTTTGCATCTAAAACAGGATCTGGCTCAACAACAGAAGCATAATCATATTCTTTGCCTGTTTGTGATATTAGATTAAAAGATATTCCATTTAAATCAAATGATTTTCCATTTGGAATATATTTAAGTTTAAAATCAATTTTTGCTAAAATATACTCATATCCATCTGCAGCTTCTTCATTAAACGTATTTGCTAACCTTATAAGCTCCCAAGCCTTATCTCCTCTTATGATTTCTTTTACTGTAACATCGGCTTTATATTCATCCGTATAATTTTTATAGTTTAGGCTTTGTGTCGCTCCAATTGGCGCAGGATTTTTCATGGTGTACTTATTTGCGGCTGGTGTCTCTCCTAACGATATCTTTTTAGTCTTAGCATCCACTACATACTTAATACCTAAATTACTTGTAAGCTGTTTTATATCCATATAATATGTGCCGTTGATAGTTGCTATATCCTGTTTTACAGTTTTGCCATATACTGTTGTGGTAAATACACTTTTAACTGCTGTAAGTGCTGGAGCTGCAAATGTAGCACCACACATCGTTAGTATAACGCCAATTAGCAGACCTGATATAAATTTTTTCATAAATTCGCCCCCCAAAATCTTAATTTTCATTTTATCATTATTTTTTTAATGCTTTTTCAACAGCCTCATCAATCATACTTTGTACTTCATCTTTTGTATAATAATCTTTTAAGTCTTCCATTGTTACGATTGGATTTCCATTTATATACCCATATTTTTCTGTAAAATATGTTTTTAAAACTTGGTCTTTATCCCGTATGCCTATAAATGCAAGATTGTTATAATTTGAGTTTGATGCTTGAATTTGTATTCTTGCTATATTATTTTTGTCCATTGCTAATAATATTCCAGCATCTTCATTTTTTAATGTTCCAGCGGAAAAACGTGGTTTACTGTCAGAACAATTATATAAAATCAATGTTCCTCCCACGTTATCGCCATCGCCTCTTTCGGAACCTAGTCTCGCGTTTAAATTACCATTTTTATCAAATGTGTCAATTTTCCCACCAGTTACGGAATCATAAATTTTTGTTAGTTGATTGCCTATTTCTGCTGCATTAACAGAGATGCTAAATGCCAAAATACACCCTAAAATAAAACTTGCCATTATTCTTTTCATAAAATCACGCTCCTTTAATTTAAGTATACACAAATTTACTTATAATTACAATAATTATAATGGCGTAAAATTAGCAGTTACCCAATTCTCTGTTGCTATTTTTTCATTATTTACGTAACCTTCTGTTTCCAATAAATACGTTTTTAGTACTTGAGAAGAGTCTCTAATTCCAATAAATGAACTGCTGTATGTGGCATTATAACCTTGAATTTGTATTCTGACTATTTCGTTTGTATCTAGCGCTTGAAAAGTTCCTACATCATCTGAGGTTAGTATTCCCAATGTTACCCTAGGATTAGCTGCTCCATCGTTGTATAGAATCAATGTTCCTCCCACGTTATCGCCCGTACCACCTTCAACACCTAATTTGACATTAAGATTGCCACTATTATCGTTTATAGCTATTTTACCACCCTCTGTATCTTGGTAAACGTCCATCAAAGTAGTTCCACCTGTAGTTTTGGTGGTAAATCTACCGTTTATTTCTGCTGATGTTGCAGTCAAAGTGCCAGACATTGTAACGCTAAATGGAGCAGAAGCAACGGCAGTATTTCCAAGAAATAAACCATCAGTTGTATTAAATTGTAACACGCTTGTGCCAGTACCTACGTTAAATCTTCCACCTGTCAAAGTTAAATCATTGGCCGTTGCAGAACCTGACATGGTAACCCTAAATGGTGCACTTCCAAATGTTGTATTGCCAAGATATATACCGTTTGTATCTGCTTTAAATATATTGTTGCCAGTACCTATTGCAACCGCGCCTGTTAAAATTGCATCACCGCCAAGATATAACTTAGCAGTTCCTGTAGCAGTATCTACTTGTACGTAAAATACTGCCGTGTACGATGAAGTTGTCGTTGGTTTAAGGTCAATTTCTATTCCGTCTGTAGCGTTCATTGTTGTTCTTGCTTTTGCATCACTTCTTTCTGCTACAAATCCATTGTCAGGACCTATTGAGCAGCCATTGTATATTGAATTTTTTGCGACTGTAGTTGTTTTGATTTCGCTAATAGTATCGGTTAAATCATCAACAAAGTTACTTATTTCAACTGTACCTTGCATTCGTTGTTCTGGATCATAAGAATGTTTAACTATTCGTAAATAATTGTTAATTCCGAGATCATCGTCAATAACCAGAACTGTATCACCCAATTCGTAATGTTCAAATGAACTTATTTCTTTGGTGATATAACTTTGTTCAAACTCCAATTCAACTGGAGAAATTTCATATACTGTTTTAGGTATTCCTGCGGTCTTTTGTCTTCCATCAACTGTCACAATTGCATTTGAAATATTTTTCCTATATCTGAATTGTACATGCCTATCGGTTCCACGTTGTGTTAGTAAATTTACTTGATACTTATCAAATTCAAGTTCACCAGAATAAAGTGTTGCAAGTTGTTTTAACACATTAAATGCATTTGTAGACTCATTAATACTGATTGTTTGATTAGATGTTACTTGAACTGTTCCAACCGTAAAACCTGTACCAGACAATAAAGCCGTTGCAACTGCTGAAAATAATCCAGTGGCCGTAAATCCTGCCGTAAAGCTTGCAGATATAAGGTCATAACTTACGTGTTCACATTGCACATCAAGAGTAATACCTTCTATTGTCCTATTTTTACGAAAATAAGTAATATTGAAATAATCGTCTTTGATTTCAACTTTGTTAGATGTGGTTATATACGCTGATTTATCACCATCAATTACTGTTGAAAAATCAAATGTGAATTCTCGGTTCAATCCTTCACTTAAAGTAGTATTCCATGTATTTTCTAATATTGCCAATGTTTCATTTGCTGAATTAAGTACTTTAATCATTTAATCACAACCTTCCCTATAGATCGCTTTTGATTTCTAATTTTTTCTTGATCTTTCTTGAATATTTCAACATCTGCAATTAATAAATAATCTCCATTCCCTGTAGTTTGATTTAAAATATCATCTGGAACTAAGTTTAACAATATATCAGTTTGCATTAGCTATATTCTCCTTCCAATAAATACATTTTAATTAAAATTATATCATACATTTTAAAAATAGTATAATATTATTTAAATTGTAATAAAAAGAATTTATAATCCAAACCATGTCCATGTAGGTGCTACACTATATGTTAGGGTTAATGTTTCATCAGGGCTAAGTGTAAAAGCACCACTTATTAAACCTGTCGCAATACCATTTAACTTAATTGCTGTAACTGTTCCCCCATTAATAAATATTTGTACAGGTACTCTGTTTGTATTTACTTGCACTACATCACTTGCAGGTATTGCTGGTTGAGTTGATAATAATCCTACTGGATTGTAACCAGCATTGTTTTTAGCAACAACACCAATAGAATTAGTATACAATTGCGCTGACATGCCACCTACACGAACATTTCCAAGTATATTGTTAGACACTAAGATTTTTTTATCAAAATCAGTGCCGAAAATAATAATACATTCTTGCATTGTTGGAGTGGCTTGATTGTCATTAATTATATTACTGTCAATAAGACAATTAATCTTTAAATCTGTCATATAGATTCCGAATCCTGTCCCAATTTTGCCAATACCTGCGTTTAATATTAAATTACCTTTTATGATTAAATCTTCACATTTTCCACCAACAAATATACCTGCTATAGTTCCGCCCTCTGCTGTAGGTGGCAAGACATTATAACTTTCATTATTGGTAATAATTACATGTTTCACCATTGAGTTGTAAGATATATCTCCTGAACTTGTATAGCCAAAAGTGTTATTCCCATTACATTTATTTCCATCAATAAGAATATTGTAATGTTCATCTCCCACAGTGGTATTTATATAAATTCCAGCTCCTATATTATCGTGGCAGAAGCAATTTTTTATTATAATGTCATGACAAGCACCTACACTATATTGGTCGGAATAAATTGAAATTCC